AAGCCCCCCATTGACGCTCTTCATAAATTGACGGTCATACTGATAATTTATATAGGCTTTCTCGTAGTCAGAGGCGTTCCTGATTGTAAACATGCTAGGCTCCCTTTGTGGAGCAAAGAGGCTATCTGAGAGGTCTTCTTGTTTCCAGCAAGCGTTACCCTCGCACATAGCACTAGCATTACTCCAGCTTTCACATGGTGGGCTAGCTATTATCAAATCAGGCTTTGGCAACTTGTCAAGTTTGTCAAAAAGTGTGTTGTCTCCAAACAAGCGCCCATAGTCAGCAAGGTTCAAATTTATAAAATGATCGTTCTTGTTTTCTACATCTATTCCGATTGGATAGATGTCAATGTTCGCCCCCCCCGAACTATTCAGAAAGTTAGCACCCTTAAAGTAAGAACCATTTCCACTATCAAAGAGTGCCCAGACTGTCATTGTCTTTATGATCGATACCTCCTAAAATAACTTCAACTGCTTCTCATAAGCTTCAAGTCTCTGTTGAGCAAGGTTGAAGATGTCTTTGTCAAGCTCGCAACCGACATACTCAAAACCTAACTCCTGACAAGCAATTAAGCTACTTGCTGAACCGACATGAGTATCAAGAATCTTATCTCCGGCTTTTGCGTAGTTCTGCAGTAGCCAGAAATAAAGATTGATGGGTTTTTGGGTTGGATGAATTCTGACCTCATTCAAAGCCTTGTTTCCTTGCTGGATATGACCTTCGGATATTGACTTCCCTTGCATCATACCATTCCACATATAGCGAAATAAGCGCGTGCTATCATGTAAGCTGCAGTATGCTATCTCACAATCTGAAAAACTTGATTGACCATTAACCTTGTCCCAAACAATGCGACCAGGACCAAAAGAGTAGTCGAAGTAGTTCACACCCCAAATGATTTGATTTTTTGAAACTCTAAAAAGTTCGTCAAAATAATCTCGATTTGGAATTTGCCACTCTGAGGTTTCTCCGTACAATCTACTGACACCAATCGGACTGACTTTCCTGCCATAAAATTTTCTTTTTTCTGGCCCGGAAAAATACGGTGGATCAACAATAGCTAAATCAAAATAGTTGTCAGGATATCTTTTCATGACATCCATACAATCTTCGTTAAGAAATAATTTCAAGTCATCACCTCATTCCAATTCCTTTGCTATTGCAGCGATAACATTGATTGTCACGCTATTTCCTGCTTGTTTGTATAATTGGCTATTGCTATTCACTTCTTGAGCTTTATCAAAAGCCCAATCAGGAAAACCTTGTAACCTCCAACACTCACGAGGTGTTAGCTTGCGAATACGATAGCCAAAAGATAAATGGTTATTTTCGTGATAGCTATTACTTGTCAGTGTAGGAGCTATTTCATGCACTCCACCCTGATTATAGCCATGGCCACGCTGGATGATTTTAGGTTCAAGACCTCCACCTTGATATGCTCTGATTGTTGGTGCGATGCCATCTGTTTCGTAAACAACTCCACATTGATTAAAATTGGGTTGCAATATCCCAAATTGTTTTATAGTATTACTTTTTATTGCTATCTTTTGCCCCTCTCCTTTATTCGTTGTGAGTGTAGGAGCTAGGCCGTCAGCTTGATAGACTTCCCCATTCATGCCATTTCCAGAGGGGTTCACATTGCCAATTTTCACGACTGATTGGCTACTAGTTGACTGATTTTCTCCGCCGAGAGGAAAAATTCTTCTGGTACGTTCTCCTCTAAGATGTCCGATAATGAACACACGTTCCCGATTTTGGGGGACTCCAAAATTTTTGCTGTTAATGCTTTCCCATTCCACATTGTACCCCAGTTCATCCAAGGTTGAGATAATGGTCTCAAATGTAATTCCGTTTTCGTGATTGAGGAGTCCTTTGACATTCTCAAGGAATAGATATTTAGGTCTGAGAATAGATGCGAACCTAGCAATCTCAAAGAACAAAGTTCCTCGAGTATCTTCAAAACCTCGTCTGTTTCCTGCAATGCTGAAAGCCTGGCACGGAAATCCTCCACAGATAATGTCCACACGTCCGATTCCTCGAATAAACTCGTCTGATACTGCTGTGATGTCATGTAATTCTATTTCTCCCTTCGTATTGTGTATAGCTTTATAACTAGCTCTAGCGAATTTGTCTATCTCACAAAATCCTATACATTCATGACCTGCCGATTCCATTCCAAAACGAAATCCACCGATACCAGCAAATAAATCTAAAAATTTCATTTTTTTATTTTCTAAAAAATGCGACTGCCTCTGTTGTGAGTTTGGCTAAATACGGGCAGTCGCTCGTCCAAGGTCACATGACCTTTACTGACGCTTTCTAGTTCGCAGTTTTACAAGAATGCCCGGCTTGTTGGTTTTTGAGTTGTTTCCAAAATGGAAACAGTTGGTTTTTGATTATTTTTCCCCTCTTAAAATGGCAACAATTCAATTATGATAAAATCTTCCTCAACTACTTTGACTTTATCAACATACGCATCCTGTAACTCTTCTTCTGTGTGATACATTGTTCTGTTTTCAACACTTTCATTCCAACGAATAAATCGAGGTTTGAGACCAGGCCATCCAGAACGACCAAACAAAGCAATACACTCGCCTTTATCTTGACATATTGCAAATGTGATGCCATGAGGACAACCTGTGTCGTGAGTTTCTAGTATGTCTTTTACTTGTTTACTCATCAGATCACCTCCACACGCTGGCTCAAAGCTTTCGTTTTGCAGTATTCGCAATGGCCGCATGGCTTCGCTTTCTCTTCGCCTCGCTTGACCTTATCAAGATGCTTAATCAGCATAGACAGCTCAGTCAGCTCATAGCCAAGTTTCTCTTGGGTCTGAAAGACGATGGCCCTGGTATCAGGAGCAGATTCCTTAGTCACTGCGTATATAATAGGGGTGAACTCTTTGCCGTACTTTTCTTCTAGCATCTTCTTGTAAGCCGCCATCTGAAGAACATACCCCCAAGCTTCGAACCAGCGGACCTGAATATTTCGTCCGCTTGCTTCATCCTGAACCCAGACCATACTATCAATGTCAGATTTCGTGGTCTTAATATCCACGAAATACCCTTTTTCAACATTGAGGCAGTCAATCTTACCTTTGAATTCCACTCCTTCGATTTCGCCTGTGACAGCAACCTCTTTCTGACCGACATAAAACTCCATAAATTGCTTGTCGGCCTCCAGTCGCTCAATCATGCGCTGGCCGACCAAGAAGTCAGATTTTAACTGACCTTTGGTCTTTCCGGCTTTTGAAATCATGGCATCTGCGTTTTCATCCATAAATTTCTTATGTACTTCTGGACTTTCAAAATAGCTGTGGACCATGTTCCCGACCAAGAGAGCTGTGTTGTCTCTCTGGTCTTCCCATTCTCCTTCCAGCTCCGCTAACGCCCGTGCTTCGCACTCTCTAAATCGCTTATATTGCGAGATAGACCAGTAGCGACGTGCTGAAGCTGCTGAATAGTAGTCTTTACCAAGTAAATCCATTGTCATTCCATTTCCACCCTTTCAGCCTTGCTTGCCATTTCAGGCATTACTCGGACAATAATCCCTAACTCTTGAGAAATAGCCTTGAATTGCTCTTTGACTTGACGCATATTTTTTTCAGGGAAAATAATTTCCATATTTTGGTATCGATAACCATATTTTTTAGCCACATCATCAGAAGCCATATTTTGCGATTTTGGGCCTACTCCTTGTTCGTGGGCACTATTACCCTCCGAACTCGTTTCAGGCTCAAATTCTGGCTGATTTTGGGTGTAGGATTGATTCTGGGTATTTCGTTCTGCTTCCGCTTGAGCTTGTCTCATTTCAGCTGCGTCTGCATGTAAGATATCGATAGTATCCAAAGCAGAGCGACCCTCTCTTAGCAAATCAACGTACTTTTCAGGGTTCAAACCTTTAGCTACCGCGATAGCAGTCATTTCCTCGATACGCTTTTTAAGCTCGGCTTCTGCTTTAGCTCGTTCAGCTAATGCCTTATCATCAAGAATTGCCTGCAAAACATCAGCAAGTTTCGCTCCCTTGTCATAACTGCGAATGTAGACAGTAGGTCCGAGACCAGCTTTAGCTGCCGCTTCTGTAATCTGGATAAGTCCAGCTTCACGTTGTTGCTTCTTAGCGACTTCTTCTGCAACCAATCCGACAATCATCTTAGAAGTAGCTTGATTGATCCTCACATTATCAGCCATGAAGCACTTTTTCTTGCTAAAGTCGTCAAAGTAAATAGCAAACAGCTTGATATCGAGATCGACTCCGCTATCTGCGATTGCAGATTCAAAAGCTTCTCTGACTGTTTCCTTTCGGGCTTCTGTTTCTTTCTCCTCAAACTCCCTGATTTGATTTTTAATGTCTGTCTGCAAAGTTTTGATAGGGTCTAATATGCTATCAACCCAAGCCTTTGCTTCGTCAAGAGGTTTAGAGTATTCTGAAAGCTGGTTTTTAAGTTCTTGTTCAATCTGACGCTGTACTCGTCCCAACTCGTCTTTTACTTTAATGTCATCTGATAAAGTTTCTTCTGTAACGATATAGCCAGTGTATTTCTTTTTATAAGACTCTAAAGCTTGCTCCAAAACTTCTTTGCCTTGGATTTCGATTTCAGCTGCTTTCAGGACAAATCCGACTTCTAAATCCGTCACTGGAACGAGTTCTAGGCTATCTGTTACATCTTTCAATTCTTCAGTCATTCTAGAAATCCTCCCCTTCTAGCATGTCCATTTGGCCGGTTTCTGGCTCTTGGTCGATTACTTCGCCCGTTTCTTGGTCAAAATTTGGGATCTCATCTGCTGGGTATTTTGTATCTGTGGTTGTCAACTCCTGGTTGATAACCTCTTTTTTTGGTTCTTCAGTCACTTCTTCAGAAGCTCCAAGGATACTATCTAATGTTTCAGCCTCTTCTCTCACTGGCTCAGCTTCTTTCATTTGACGACCATTGTCATACTCGTCAGCAATTGTGTTATTGATTGCTCCAGCGAACAAGTCGCTGTCATTGCTTGTGTTGATAAACATTTTAGCCGCACGATTGATAACCGTTCTCATAGCCATCTGGTCAGGGAAGTCGATTTGGACATTTTTCGTTTTCGCCTTAGACCATGATTTGTCAATTTGTTTTTTAGTCATGACTTCAAAGAACTCTTCTCCGTCAGTTCGAGTGATGATGCAATAAGCAGCGATTATTGGATTATCTGCGTTCTGCCAATCTGTCTCATGTTTGACTAACTTCTTACGCCCGTTCTCAACTGATACCTCTAGCGTATCCCCTTCGTAGACAACATTAGCAGTAACGTCTTTCACCTCTTGCAAATCTTTAGTAACTTTAATGGTCCCAAAATAAGACATTCTCAATTGGACGTCAGAGCCATATTTGATAAAGTAACATTGCTTTTTAGCCGGGCTTAGTCCTTGGGTTACCATTTCTAATAACGCGTTATAAACGCTGTCTTGAGTGCATTGCTGGAGCAAATTCCCACTGTTGGAGTTTTTTAGAGCATAATATGCTGAACTCAGTGCATTGCTAACGCTATAATTCGGTGCGATTAAGAGTCCTTCGCCCTTCATTGCTTCGATTCGTGTTGCAACATTTGATGTAACTTGCTTCTGTGTTAGTTCGTTTGTCATTTTGTTCTACCTTTCGTCTTCTTCAAATTCCAATTTTCACGCTTTATGCGCCTATTTTCGTTTTGTAATTTCAAAATAATATTTTGTTGCTCGTTGATGATTTCTCCGAGCTCAATTCCAAGATGCATATACTCAGCTCGCCAGTTATCGATTTCTGCAAGTAGTTCTTCAATCATATTTCATCACCCACGTATCGACGCCGACCGCATCCGATATCCACATACTGGCTTGGGTCTAGTTCTTCACGTTCTTCAGGCGGTTGCATTATGTCTCTGTCGTAATCAAACATGAACATACACCTTCCCTAGTTCCAACACTCGTTTCACATATCTGGCCTTGGACGTTAGCCCAAGATCCAGTAATTCGTTTTTTTCTTCATGATTGGCCAAAAGCCACACACGGTTTTCAAGTTCAATTCTGGTCATCTTCTTGCTCCACCTCTTCAGCTTTCACTTTGATTTCTAGTCTTGTCATGGCTTCATCTACTGACTTGCCGTCTAAGACGTCCTTGATCATGTGGCTTACATCATGAAACGATTTAGCTCTGGCTCTTCCTTTTTCGCTATCAGGAACCAAACCGAGGTCTTGCATAAGTAGGAATGCTACGCTTGCGTCGTGCATTGCTTTCTGAAGTTGTTTGATTTTTTTGATCGTTTTGATTGCTTTTAGTACGTTAATCATTTTGTTGTGCTCCCTTTTGGTTTAATTGTTCTTTTTCTTTGTAGATGGCTAGTCGTTGCTTCAAGTCGTAGTTTTCTTGGTCGGTCATAAAGCGACGCTTGCGTTCTTCGTTCAGGTCATCCATAAGCTCGACTGCTACTACTCTCCAGTCAAGGCTCACTCCATGGATGTTTCCCTTAAGACCGCGGTTTAATTTAGTAAGTAGTTTCATTAAGCCACATCCTCCTCGTTAGATTGCTTGTTCATGCCTAGAATGATGTCATAGTACGAATGACCAGCAGGGATGACATATCCCGTCAGATCGTCAACTTGAGAACCATCTGCCATGATGTTTACAATTCTTGGTTTCCATTCCTTTTTTACTGTTTTCATGATATAATTACCTCGTAACTGTTTTACTGAGTCCCTCAATGGAATTGCCGTTCCAGAGGGGCTTTTTTGCTATAATTAACTTATCCTAAACGAAAGGAGGATAAGTGATGAGTTTTAATCAAACTCTCGCTGATAAAATTCTTGAGTTTGCTGCGCTTGAGCCATCTATCCCAGTAGGTACAGGGCACGACTTCCACGCTCCAGAATTTGAGGAAGATGATTTCAAAGATACCGCCAAGCAACTGATTTCATCTGGTCAAATCACTGGTTTACTCAAGGAAGATTTCAGTGGTCTATTCATTGAGTTCAGACAGTAATGTTTGAACTCCTACAACTGCCATCATCTCATCTACATCAATAACATCTGGTGTAAATGTGACGGTGGCTTTTGGTTTTCCGTTCGCAGGCATTTCTAGTCTGAAGCCAGTGACCCCTCTGCCAAGCTCCCAGTCATTAATTTTTACTGAATAACCTGACGAATTAAGAGATTGACCTTCAGTAGGTTCTTGTTTGGGTTTAATACTTAGTTTTAATTGCTTCACGAGTACTCCTTTCCAATTCTGCAAAGTCCTAAAATTGAAATTTTAAATTTCTCTCT